CAAGTACAGAAGTTTGCAAATGGTGGTATGGTAACCAGTATGAATAGCTTTCCTCAAGCAGGACCCTTGGCCCGTCAAGCGGTTCCACGTGGAACAATGGCTCCTGTCGGATATAACGAGGGTGGTTCAGTTTTTGGTCAGCCGGGTCAGCAGTCTTTACAGCCCTCGACTGGGCAAGATTTTCTAACTTCTCTTGCCTCGAACCCCCCAGACAAGTATGGAAGGCAGTATGCCGGTCAACGATACGGCGAAGATGTCTATCAAGATACGCAGGAATCTTTCAAATTAATGGCTGAAGAAGCAGGCTTTGGTGACATGCCGCCAGACTTTGGCGGGGGAATGATAGATTCGCAGGATATGCCGGGAGGCATAGACCCTGTTACTGGAAAGCAGTGGGGCGGAGGTTCCGTTGGGCTAAACAGAAGGCGTAAGTTAGCAAAGTATTTTGAACAAACCCCCGGAGCCAAAGAGTGGTGGCAAAGCAACTTTGGTGAAAAGCCTCCGCCCGAAGGGTGGGGGGGTCCAGATCAAGGTTTGTTTCAGGGCGGGTTAAATGAAGATCTTGGGATAACCCAAGAATTTGATTCAGATTTAAATCCGGTGGGAACTCCGATAGAAGCGGCCCCCGTAACTCCGGCTCCGATAGAACCATTTGACATAGCACCAGCTCCGATAGCACCGGTAGCTCCGATAGAACCCCCAGCTTCCGTAGCACCGGTAACTCCGCCTCCAGCGCCCCCGCCGCCTTTAGCTGTGGAAGCCGCTCAAGAACAAGAGCCCTCTTTGGCCCCCAAGGAAGTGACGGCAGCTTTATCCCCTAGTTCTTCTCAATACGGTGGACTTGGTGGTCTACAGGGCTTTGTTCAGTTTGTTCAAATGTTGCCCACAATGGCTCAGTTATACCAACAAATTAGAGGTGGTGGGCAAGGATTTTCAGGTGGGTTTAATACGCCTTATTCTGGGTTTAGCACAGGCGCGAACTATGGCGCGAACTATGGCGGTTCTAGCCCTTACCAACACGCTAGGTCCTATCAAACGGGCGGTGGTGTTGATGTTCCCATGCCAACTCTTCCCCCGGGATTGGAACAACCTCTTGATGAGCGGTTCACGCAACCCGGTCCATATGACATGGGACCTTTGCAACAAATCATTCCAGAAGAAGAATCTTGGAGAGACATAGCTGAAAGGAATCTTGCCGGGGCTTTAGGTGATGATCGCGAAGCTTTTCGACGAGCTGGAACACTGATGGACACAGCCGATGTTATTCCGGGGGTGGGTGATGTCGCCGCTGCAGCGGATGTTATGCAGGCAGTTAAAGATGTAGACCCTGTAGGCATTGGTATCGGTGCGGTAGGGTTTATCCCCGGTGGAAGAAAAGCTTTAGGAAAAGTACGAGAATTTTTAAAAGAAAATTTTTCGCAGGGTACGCCTCGATATCCAACGAGTACTTTTCCAAGGCATAGAATGCAACCGCCGATGCTAGAAGACCCTAATGTAAAGTATGATCCTTTTAGAGAAAGTTTTGACTTTGAAAGAAATGCGGGAAGACAAGCCGCTTCTTTTCCAGAACATGATAAAAAACTTTTACAAAGGGCAAAAGAACAGGGGTTCAACACGGATCAGGTTTTGTATCATTATACGACTCAGCTTGAAAAAGGTCCTGATGGAAAACTGGGAGAGCTTACTTCTATAAAACCTTCTAAAAGCGGCACTTATGGTCCGGGTGTTTATTTATCTCCTGATCCCTTTTATGCACAACGGTATGCGCTGGATGCAAAAGATGTGAGGAAATTTGGAGAAGGTGCCCGCGCTATTCCGGTAGTTGTTCGAGGCAAGTTAGCCAACACCACCGATTTTATGGAGGCTATGGACCAAGCTCAAAAAGAAGTCAGCAAAATAACTAAAACATTTAGTCCTGAAAAAATAAAACTTGCAGCGGATGATATTCTTCGTCAAAAAGGGTTTTCTGGCAAACAAGTTAATATGTATGGCGAAAACGAATTTGTTGTTTTCGATCCTAAAGACATACGTTCTATAAACGCTGGATTTGACCCTGATTTTAAAGATTCCGCCGAACTGTTAAAAGCACAGGGCGGAGAAGTCCAAAGTTTTCAAGTGGGCGGTAATGTTTTTGGTCTTCCTGACTTTACGGGTCGCGTTTATACAACAGGCACAGAGGACGATGCGTCAGCCGCTGAGACTTTAGCAGCAGCCACGTCCCCCGCAGCCACGACAATGCCTGCGGGCCTTAGCCCATTGCAACAAAAACTGGTAGCTTCCGGCGATCTTCAACTAGACGATCTGGGTTACCCAAAAGACACGGTTAAAGGCTCAGATCCCACGGTTACTTCTGTATTCCAGACTACGACTCCAGCAGAAGATTTAATTGAAACCACGACAGATACCACCACGGATACGACTACCGACACGACGGATACCACCACGGATACCACCACGGATACGACGACAACAGATCCAGTAGTTGTAGACCCGGTAGTTGTAGACCCGGTAGTTGTAGACCCGGTAGTTGTAGACCCGGTAGTTGTAGATCCAGATCCGGTAGTCACAGAGCCGCTTACCCCGTGGCCCACGACGACTGATACCACGGACACCACCACGGATACGACTACCACTACCACGGACCCTGTAATAGTCACTACAGATCCTACAACCGATACCACGGAAACTACCACGGACACAGCGCCCTTAGTAGTCACCGACCCGTTGGCCTCGGAGGAATTATCCTCCCTTACGGAGCAAGTAGATGAAAACCCAGTAGTGCTAGTGCCTTCGCCAACAGAAGAAGATGTGACGACGTTCACGGTTCAGGAACAGCCTGACGCGCCGGATGAGCAGCCTTTTGTACCGATAACCGGGGTTTCTCCAGATCTTTCTGTTAACCAGTATCTGGATACCACGTACGAGACTGGCTATCCCACGACTCAGGGTATGGAGATTAAAGAGTCACTGATCCCGGGTCAGGAGTATTCAGCGGAACGCCTTGCAGCGGGTCAGATGATGGACGTGATCAAGCCGGACTTAGGGTCAGGCGCAGATCTTCCAAGTGTGGACTTCTCAAACATAGGTTTTGATGTCGATGACGATACGGAAGAAGTAGAAACTGAGACGTATGTAAACCCTGCACTTATTTCGACAGACCCAACTACCGGCCAAGACCCTGACTTTGCTTCGGGTCCTACTCCTCAAGATTTTCTTGCGGACTCACGAACAGGTAATCCAATTAATTGGAAAACCGTTGGTGAAGGCACAATAGATTTTCTTACAAACCCTTTACGTGGTTTAGAAGGACTTGCTATGAATGTAGCGGATCGGATTTGGTCGAAAAGACCGGAATTCTTTTTAGCTTCGCACGTTACCGAAAACAGGAAATTAGTGCTAGACCAGAATGGCAAGCCCATAAGAAGAAATGGAATGGGCACGTTAATTAACCGGGTGCTGGATAAAATTTATGAAGAGCGTCCCAATAAGCTATTTAAAGAATACATAAACGAGGGCGAAGAACGGGAAGGTGAGGTCTACGGTACGTTACGAGATAAAGCTAAACCTAGCACAGAAATTTCTGATAAAACAGAAGCCGGGCAAAAAACTTGGTTAGAAAACCTTTGGTCAGGACTTGGCGCAGGTCTGAACATGCTTAATCCGTTCACGTATCTACAGAGTGGAGACCAGCAGCTTGTTGGAGACCAGCCCATGTTTACAACCACAACGCCTGTTACACTAACGGACGTAACCTTTGATGAAGAAGGTAACCCTGTTTTTACTAACAAAAGATTTCTTGGTGAAATACAGGGCACTAATTTATCGGCAGCAAAACGTCGTCAGTTTTATGACTTTTATACCAACCTACCGGAGTATGACCGCGCTGTCGCAGACCGAGGAAGATCGAAAGAATACGAAGCTTTGTATGACAGTATGAATTTTGATGCTCAAGGCAATGCTACAGCAGAAACCCCTTTAGACGCTCACGTTCAATTGCTTAACTTCGTAGACCCAGAAGGAACGTCCACGATCCCCTCTGTAGTAGCTGCTCGTAACGAAGAAAAACGAATAGCTCAAATGAAAATTAATATGCTTGAAAATGGCTATAGCGAGAAAGACGTTTATGAACTGGGTCAAAAAGCTTTGCAGGGCGATGTAGCTGCTATGCGTACTTTGTTAGCTTTGCAAGGGCATCCCCAAGCGTATATTGATAGGTATGTCAAATCTTATGAAAGAGCGCAGCAGGGTGGAAAAGCAAGAGAAGCTCACGAAATGGCAAGCGGCGGCGCAAATCGCTGGGGCATAGCTAGATTCGGCTCTATTCAAGAACGTGGCTCTGGCTTTTCTCCGGCTAGTTATCACGTAGGTAGTGGGGGACAAGGGGTTCAATATGGAATAGACGGATCAGGAGCATCAGGCCCCAGTGGTGGTAGCTTTGTCGGGGACCGGGGTGGTTGGCGAGGAACGCAAAGCATTGTAGCAGGAACAGGCCGACTACCAGCCGCTGGCGGAAGCTGGGGCGGACTTAATCCGTTTTTTGAAGTTCCGCAACCCGGCGATCCCATGTACGCGGATTATTTAATGGATACAATGGGACCCGGTGAAAACATTCAAAATGAAATACAAGCGATGGTAGAGCCTTCGCTTCCTTTCTTTGAAACCGTTGGTGAAGACGGCAAGTATTATTTGATGAGCAAAGAAACGGGTGAAGTATTATATGGCCCGTATGACAACCCTAATGCAGGCGGCGGTGGCACAAGCCCCGGAGGCGGCATGGCGCATGGCGGACCGGTTGTGCGTAATGTAGGGGAAACCGAGGGCATTGCAGGTTTGTTTGAAGATATGATGGGTCCCGGTAGAATAAATGAAACAGAAAGAGTATATGAATACCCCGGAGGTACGATGACCGAGCGCGTATCCCGTGGTTCCTTTAATATGAGGACAGGCTAATGGCAAATGGTGACAGACCCCCGGTTTCTTTGATAGACCGAGCCCCTATTGGGTTGAACGAGGATCAACTGGAAGCTGTTGAGGTTGAGTCAATTGTAAATAATCTGGAATCCGAAGAATTGCCGGAAGGCATTGAGATCATTACCGAAGACGATGGTGGCGTTACTTTAGACTTTGATCCGATGGTTAATCGGGAAAGGGAGGACGATTTTTACGCAAATTTGGCTGAATTCATGGATGATCGTGAATTAGGCAGCGTTGCTAACGATCTACTGGACCAGTACCAGTCTAATAAGGCGTCCAGACACGACTGGGAAGAAGCCTATTCCAAGGGTTTGGAGCTTTTGGGCTTTACTTATCAGGAAAGAACACAGCCTTTTCGTGGTGCAACGGGGGTAACGCACCCTCTTTTGGCTGAAGCAGCCGTTCAATTCCAAGCACAAGCCTTTAATGAGCTATTACCTTCGTCAGGACCGGTCAGAACCACGGTTATGGGCAGCCAGACGCACGACAAAGAAGAGCAAGCGTCTCGGGTCCGGGACTTTATGAACTATTACATTTCAAATGTGATGGAAGAATACACCCCTGAATTCGACCAAATGCTGTTTTATTTACCGTTGGCGGGTTCTACCTTCAAAAAAGTCTATTTTGATGACGCATTAGGGCGTCCAGTCAGCAAATTTGTACCCGCTGAGAACCTGATTGTGCCATATGAGGCTAATGATCTGGAAACTTGCCCAAATATTACCAATGTTGTGCGTATGTCGCTTAATGACTTACGAAAACAGCAGGTAGCAGGCTTTTATCGGGACATTCCGGTACATCCTTCGCAGTCTGAACCAGACAGTTTGACCAGCGAAGAGGACTATTTAAGTGGAATGCGGCCTTCAAATGTCGAATATGACTGTACTTTGCTGGAATGCCACGTCGATTTAGACCTTCCGGGGTACGAAGACAAGGACGAAGAGGACGAAGAAACGGGCATTAAAGTCCCTTATATCGTCACTATTAGCGAAGATAATGGTCAGGTGTTGGCTATTCGGCGTAATTACGGGGAAGATGACCCGTTAAAGGCGAAAACCCAGTATTTTGTCCACTATAAGTTCCTTCCCGGCTTTGGTTTCTACGGAATGGGCTTAATTCACACCATTGGTGGCCTTTCTAGGACAGCAACGGCGGCTTTACGACAGCTAATTGATGCTGGGACCCTTTCTAACCTCCCAGCGGGCTTTAAAGCCCGTGGTCTGCGTATTCGGGACGACGATGATCCGTTACAACCGGGTGAATTCCGGGATGTAGACGCCCCCGGGGGTGCAATTCGGGACAGTTTACTGCCGTTACCGTTTAAAGGGCCTGATCAGACGTTATTTCAGCTTTTGGGCTTTGTTGTGGACGCTGGCAGGCGTTTTGCCACGATAACGGACATAAAAGTAGGCGATGGCGACCAACAGGCGGCTGTGGGTACTACTTTAGCGATGCTGGAGCAGGGAACTCGCGTAATGAGTGCTGTTCATAAGCGTATGCACTACGCCATGAGGATGGAATTCAAGATTTTAGCGCGGGTAATGGCGGAAAGTCTGCCACCTGTATACCCCTATTCCGTTGCCGGGGCCGATCAGCAGGTTAAAGCGCAGGATTTTGATGACCGTGTAGACGTTTTACCGGTATCAAACCCTAACATTTTCTCCCAAAGTCAACGCATTACACTGGCTCAAACGGAGTTACAGCTTGCGATGCAGGCCCCGGAGCTGCATAACATGCCAGAAGTGTACCGTCGCGTGTACGATGCGATGGGGGTACGGGATATTGATAAAATCCTTGTCTCTGAAACGCCGGATGAAATCGTGCCAAAAGATCCTTCGATGGAAAATATGGACGTTTTGGAAAACGGTGCTCTTCGAGCTTTCAAAGGACAGGAGCATCAGGCGCACATGATGACTCATTTGTTGTTTATGACAGGTGGCGTAGCCGCGCAAAACCCGCAGATTCAAGTGAAACTGACCAAACATTTGACAGAACACGTTCGATTGCAGGCGGAGGAGCAGGCTGAGCAGATGTATGCGCAGCAAAACCCCAACGCTGCTCAACAGGATCTGTCACAGGATCTACAGTTCCAAGCAATCGTTGCCCAGATGGAAGCCCAAGGAACGCAACAACTGCGGGATCTGGGAATGCAGGTAGCTGGCGCACAACAGGGCGAACAGCAGCAACCTGATCCATTAATTGCCTTGAAGCAACAAGAGCTTCAAATCAAGCAATCACAGGTTCAAGGCGATCTTCAAAACGATCAAGCAGAGCTTGCTATGGATCAACAGCGTATGCAGAATAAAGCTTCTGAGTTTCAACAGCGGTTGTCCAGTCAGGAACGTATGACGGATGCCAAGATTGATGCGGCGCGGGAAAGAGAAATTTTACGACAACGAGGTAAACAATGAGCGCAGTTAAGATACACGGAGCCCCGATAAAGGAGCCACCAAAGCCTGTAGCCAAAGCGGTTATAAAAGGACAAGGCAGTATTCCTTATCCCAATCCAAAAGAACAGAAAACCCCCAATGTTAGCCAACCCAAGATTTTTCGTGGTAAAAAACGAGGAATGGGCGAAGCAGAACGGGGTGGCCGCTACATGAGCTGCTAACCATGCCGTTAAAGCGAGGTTCTAGTCCAAAGGCCGTTAGCAAAAATATTAAAACTTTGCGAAACGAAGGCCGTCCTAAAAACCAAGCTATCGCCATAGCTTTAAATAAAGCAGGGAAAAGCAGACGTAAAAAATCACGGTAATGCGTGAGGATTTTGGCGTTCATGTTGATTACGATCATCGATGGTAATGTTGTCGATGGGGCTGAATCTATGCTTTTTCGTGATATCCACCGTTGTCAGCAGTTTGCTTACTGGATCGAACATAACTGCCGAGACGCTCGCTGCCAAGGCGGCATCAAGCAACAAAAAATCACAGCCTATTGCCAGCCGGTTATGACCGGAGCTAATCAAAAATTTTGGGATTAAATATGAGTATTTATAAATGTCGTTTCTACCTTGCCGAAGAAAAACGCTTTGTTGAATGGAGCGAATATGTTGCGTTTTATAAACAACAAGATAAGGAGGCGGCATGAGCAAGAAGTTACAACACGATTCAGTCTGGGCTAAGTACGACATTGATAATGATGGGATTGTTACCGATGAAGAAATGGCCCGTGCAGAACGCATGATTGAGTTAGACCTGCGCGAAGAGAAACAAGATTCACAAAGACGTATAGCTTGGGTTGCAATGGCCTCTATGGTGGGATTTGCCATATTGCCGTTAATGCCTTTCGTTTCCGAGTCAAGGCTAGCTACTCTTTCGTCATTGTCAGATATGCTTTTCCTTAGCCAAGCCAGCATCATCGGCTTGTATTTTGGCGCGACAGCGTATATGTCGCGTAAACCGTAAGGTTTTACCATGATCTTTGAAACTGTCGCAGCGGTTACGGCGGCGTTATCGGCCTTGAACGGTCTCATCTCTCAAGTCAAAGAGACTGGCGGGAACGTCAACTCTGTTTTGGACAGGATGACTGGAATCCAAGACGGGATGAACAAGCTGGAAATCGAGAAGCGTGAAAGTATTAGCCAACCGCTTTCGCCGCAAGAGGCGATGAAACTTGCTTTCGCGAAACAAAGTATTGACAGGTACAACGAGGAATTGAGATTGCTCTGCCATATGTCTGTCGAGGGTGAAAAGTTCTGGCAGAATTATCAAAATGCTTTGAAGGAATCCAGAGACCGACACGCGGCAAATATTAAAGCGATCATTGCAAAAAAGAAGGCTAGGAAACAGTTTCTGCAGGACTTGTTCTTATATAGCACCGTAGGGATTATTGGGTTAATGATCGCGGCTATTGTGATTACGTTGATTATTTTTGCATTTAAACCATAGGAGGAACTATGGACATAGGAGCGACAAACCCCGTCAATCAAATCTCTTGGAGACAGGCGGCTGAAATACGCTACCAAAAGCTGATGGAGTCCACGCAACGGGAAGAAAGAAGGCAAGCGGTAGAGCAGTTAGACACTACGCTATACATTGCAAAGAATGGTAAAGTACAATTTCAGTCGGGGAAAGTTCCGAATAACATTAACTTTTTGGTGTAGATATGGGGTTTAAGTTAAGCGCAGGGTTGGGGCTGGCTTTATTGATCTTGGCGGGGGCTTTTAAGATGTATTACGACAAAACTGAGGCCGAGATTAAATCATTTCATTTACAATTAGAACGCTCAATTCAGAATCAAAAAACGCTTGAGAGCACTATCCAGCAGCAGAATGAGAACCTTCAACAGACCATTGAGAATCAAGAACTTATGGTTGCCCAGATAGAAAGACTTAATGATGAAAATACTCAGGCTCAGATCGAGGTTGAGAACATCAGAAAAAAGTTCGCAAAGCACGATCTCAATGTGCTGTCTTTGAGGAAGCCAAAGTTAATCGAGAAAATTATCAACAAAGGTACTAAGGAAGTATTGAGTGAGCTTGAAAACATTACTGACCCGGATCAATTTAATGAAACTAAGCCTGTTATTACTACTTCTGCTGGTTAGCGGTTGTTCAATGCTTGGGTCGAAGCGGGATATTCCTGAAGTTAAGCCTGTGGAAGTCGTGACCGTTGTTAAAAAAGCCCCCATGTATCATCCCCCTTTACCTAGTAATATTAGTGTAGTTCCGGTTGAATGGACGGTGTTGAACCCAGAGCTGATGCAAGAATATTTAGATGACTTAAACGACGGGAATGCTCCGACTAATGTCTGGTACGCCCTAACTACCAAGGGATATGAGAACCTTTCTACCAACATGGCCGAAGTAAAAAGATATTTGAGGCAATCCCTGAATATCTTAAAATACTATCGAGAATTGGACAAAGAGGAAGCTAAAGCTGATGAGTGAACAATTAAGAGAAATGTTAAGAAGGCACGAAGGTGTACGAAACTTCGTTTATATGTGTAGCGAAGGCTACGAAACAATTGGCGTGGGCAGAAATATCGCTGATTCTGGGTTAGGTCTTTCCGATGATGAAGTCGATTTCCTGTTGGACAACGATATTAAGCGTGTAAGAGAAGAACTAAACGACGAATATTACTGGTTTGGTGCGCTTAATGCTGCGCGTCAGGAGGCTATGATAGATATATCCTTTAATCTTGGTCAGACCAGATTGCGAGGATTTAAAAAAGCCCTAGATGCCATGTCTTCTGAAGACTTTGATCGAGCTGCTGATGAGTTCATGGACAGCAGGTGGAGCGAACAAGTAGGAAATCGTGCGGCAGAAGTCACTGAAATGATACGAACGGGGGAATACGCTTAATTAGATATAAGATGTGGTAAGATTTTATTCGATGATGTAAGATCTGCCCGTATGAGTGAAATCGATGTAGTTCAGTACACGCAAAAGGTCGTTCGTGAGAGACAATCTCAAATAAATGACGTTTTAATCGGAGGCTCTGTTAAAAATATGGAACAATACCGAGAGTGCATGGGTGAGCTACGCGCCTTAGAATATGTTCTGGGAGAAATCTCAAGAATGCTAGAAAATCAGGAATTAATAGATGGCTGAAGCTTCAGAAGAAAAATCCGGTATTTTGGACGACTGCTATGTTGCCCCAGAAGACCGCGTGTTAGACCCTTCCCTTATTGATTCATCTGCAATAGATAGACTTCCCCAACCTACCGGTTGGCGTCTTCTAATTTTACCTTTTAGGCCACCAAATAAAACGACTGGTGGAATTTATCTTCCCGATAAAGCTGTGGATGATTCGGCAATACAAACTAATGTAGGCTACGTTTTAAGACTGGGACCTCTTTCTTATAAAGATAAGGAGAAGTTTCCGGGAGAACCTTGGTGTGCTGAAAAAGAATGGATCATCTTTGCTCGTTATGCCGGTTCTCGTTTTCGTTTAAATGAAGAGACTAAAGCTTCTTTTGGCAGTGAGGTTCGGATTTTAAACGATGATGAAGTGTTAGCTGTTATTAAAGATCCAAACGATATTTTCCACAACTAAGGACGAGATCTATGGCAAAAACCGCGCATGAGGCCGATGACGGTCAAGTAAATTTAGATTTTGATGAAGAACCGCAAGAAGTTGTAGTCCCGGAGGAAGCTCCTGAAGAACAGGACGCATCCTCGGAAACTGTAGTAGAAACTGCAGTAGAAGAGGACGAGGTTTCTCAGCAAAGCAAAAAGGTTCAAAAACGAATTAATCAGCTCACTAAACGAGCTAAAGAAGCGGAAAGGGAAAAAGAAGAAGCCTTTCGCTATGCTCAAGCCGTTCAGCAGGAAAGTGAGAACCTGAAAAGCCGTATGAACAACCTCGATAAAAACTATATTGATGAATATGGTAATCGAGTTATGGCGGAACAGCATCAAGCCCAAGAAGAGCTTAAAAAAGCTATGGAACTGGGTGATACAGATGCTTCTGTCGCGGCTCAGACAAAAATATCTCAATTGGCGGTTGCAGCAGATCGTCATCAACAAGCGAAAGCTCAGCGGGAAAGACAGCAGGCTTCTGTCGCGGCTCAACCAGAAGCCCCTAATGTGGCTCAACCCCCTCCTCCGCAAATGGCTCAACCAGCCCCTTCGCAGGAGCCCGACCCTAAAGCGGAAGCTTGGGCGGAAAATAACGCTTGGTTTGGGGACGATTACACAATGACGTTCGCAGCTTTTGGCTTACATAAGAAAATGGTAGAAGAAGAAGGGTTTGACCCGAAGAGCGATGACTACTATGATGAACTAGATTCAAGAATGAGAGAGGAGTTTCCTCATAAATTTAATGAAGGGGAATCTACTACAACAGCACCGCGACGTAACGCCCAGACAGTCGCCAGTGTCTCTCGTTCTAGCTCATCTGGGCGCGGCAAGAAGGTTCGACTCTCCCCGAGCCAAGTTACGATTGCCAAACGACTGGGAGTGCCACTCGAAGAATACGCTAGATACGTGAAGGAGTAATATATGTCAGATGTTTCAAATGAAGAAATGGCGGCGATTAAAAAGACTTCTCGCGCAAAATCAAATAGGTCAGCTACGGAAAGGCGTAAGCCGTGGCAACCACCGTCTAAATTAGACGCCCCTGAAGCACCGGAAGGGTTTAAACATCGATGGATTCGAGCAGAAGTACGTGGTTGGGACGACAGGACCAATGTTTCTGGAAGACTTCGAGAGGGCTATGAACTAGTCCGAAAAGATGAATACCCTGATTTTGAAGCTCCAGTTATGGACTCCGGTAGATACGAGGGTGTGTTTGGAGTAGGCGGGCTGCTTCTTGCAAGAATACCGCTGGAAACGGTTGAAGAGCGGACGGATTATTTTAGAGATCGTCACGCTGATCAATTGGAATCCCTTGATTCGGATATGATGCGAGAAAACGCGCACACAACAATGGTGATTGACAAACCTGATCGTCAATCACGTGTAACTTTTGGTGGTCCACGTAAGTAAGGTAAGGTAACTTTATGGCAAATCAAGCAACCGCTTACGGTTTACGTCCGATAGGACTTGTGGGCAGCGCAGTTAATTCAACAGGGCTAACTCAATATGAGATAGCTGGTGATAACACTAATGCAATTTACAATTGTGAAATTGTTGTACCTCTAGCAGGTGGTGTTATTGATCAAGCGGCTGATACAGCGGGCGGAACTACCGCAGCATTAGGCGTTTTGATGGGAGTTGAATATGTTGACTCTGCCCTCGGAAGAACCGTATGGAAAAACTATTGGCCCGGATCTAACAACGCAAGTATTGACACGAATCATCCTGTCAAAGCTTTCGTAGCCGATAATCCTATGCAGCTTTTTCAAGTTGCGACAGACGCAACCATTACCAGTAGAGCTACTGCTCTAACGGCAATTTTTGCGAATGCTACATTAGGAACGTCAGCTCGATCTGGTTCAACAAACACGGGTCACTCAACTTCGGCGTTGAGCGTGTCTTCAATTGCAACTACGGCTACTCTTGGTCTTAAAATCGTAGGTATCGTTGATGACGATGCTAATAGCGATTATACGGCTGCGGGTATTCCTTTGATTGTTAGATTGAATGCACACTATAATTCGCCTAACGCGAGGTTTGACTCTCAAACAACAGCCACTACGACTGGCATTTAAGGTAAAGGAGAAGATTCATGCCTATTACTCGCGCCCAACTGGCGAAAGAGCTTGAACCCGGCCTTAATGCTTTGTTCGGGCTGGAATATGATCGTTATGACAACGAAAGCGGAGAAATCTTTGAAGAAGAATCTTCAGATCGTGCATTTGAAGAGGAAGTGATGTTGTCAGGCTTCGGAACTGCTCCTGTTAAATCAGAAGGCAGTGGTATCTCATTTGATGACGCGCAGGAAACTTATACTGCTCGTTATACCCATGAGACTGTAGCTCTGGCGTTTTCAATCACTGAAGAAGCTATCGAAGATAATCTCTATGACCGACTAGCTGCACGTTATACCCGTGCTTTGGCTAGATCGATGTCTCAAACTAAGCAGATCAAAGCTGCTACCATTCTGAACAATGCCTTTACGGCAGGTGCTTCAGCTATTGGTGATGGCGTTGCATTATGCTCTTCATCTCACCCATCTTTGTCCGGTAACCAGCGTAACTTGCTGTCTACTGCGGCGGATTTGAATGAGACGTCTTTAGAGCAAATGCTTATTGATGTTGCTGGGTTTACAGACGAGCGCGGCTTAAAAATTGCGGTTCGTGGAATGAAATTGCTTATTCCTAAAGAACTTCAGTTTATTGCTGAGCGAGTTCTAAACTCTAATCTGCGTCCCGGAACAGGGGATAATGATATAAACGCAGTGAAGTCTATGGGTATGCTGCCTGATGGAGCGGTTGTTAACCACTTCTTGACAGATACCGATGCGTACTTCATTAAAACGGATGCACCTAACGGCTTTAAGATGTTCCAAAGAACCCCCATTCGCACTGCGATGGAAGGTGACTTTGACACCGGTAACATGCGATTCAAGGCCCGTGAAAGATATTCTTTCGGGGTTTCGGATTGGCGTGGAGTCTTTGGTACGCCCGGAGCGTAACGAAAGTACGAAGGGGCAACATTGTTGCCCCTTTGTTTTTTCGGTATAGTTAGATTTTATTCTGGGAATAAATAGCTCTAGCGACTGTCCCAGCAGACACTTACGAAGACTCTAGAGCAAATCCTTTCGTAAGGAGGTACTAAAGTGGCACAGACAACCTTTGCTGGCCCAGTCCGATCCCTTGGTGGTTTTATCAGTGCTGGTTCAACCAGCGTAGTTAGCTTGACGGCTGATACTACTTTGACTGTTGCAGCTCATGCAGGAAAACTATTGCTATGTAACGACGCTGACGGCAAGTTTACATTGCCTTCAATTGTTACTACCACTCCGGGAGATTCTACCGACCCTAATCAATTAAATAATTTAGGCGCAACTTTTACCTTTTTGGTAATTACCGCAGCTACCGATATGGATATTTTAACCGACGGCACAGACAAGTTCGTTGGAGGTCTTTATCTGGGTAAAAGCGATGCAGCCGGTAAAACATTCATGTCTGCTTCATCTAACGATGTTATTACGATGAATGGCTCCACTAAAGGCGGCATTGTAGGAACAACCGTTACATGTTATGCAGCAGCTAGTGCTAAATATGTTGTTACAGGGATAGCCCTTGCTTCTGGCACAGTTGTTACTCCATTTGCTGACGCATAAAGGAGGTGATTCATGGCAGGATCAGATGTTAAAGCTGTTTTTATTACGGCTGATACGCAAGCCTTAGATGCCGATGGGATCTCAGCTGCCGCTGCTGTAGGTGAAGACGCCAGTTTAACGATTGGCGGTGCTTTATCTTCGGGCGGTAGTTGCACGTTTGATTCAGGACGAGTAGTTACTATTCTGTCCGCAGGTGATGATTCTGGAATTTCTTTTACAGTCACAGGAACTGATGTAAATGGGGATTCTCAAACGGAATCGATCACGGGTGCAAACGCGGGAACCGCTACGGGATCAAAATACTTTAAAACAGTCACGGCTATTGCAGCGGTGGGTGATCCAGCGGGTAATGTTTCGGCAGGAATTAATAACTCTGCGGCAGACGTTATATTTGCAGGAAGAGCAAGGCTAAAGGGAGCTTATATTGTTAACTCCGGTACTGCGGGAACTATTGATTTTTTAATCACGTCTCCTGCGGGAACCAGTACGATGAAAATCGGCACCGTAGCTAGTGCAACCGTCACTCGGGATGTAGTTATTCCAGAAGAGGGCGTGTTGTTTACGGCGGGTGCGTACATACAGTATACGCAATCGACCTTTACTACTATGACAGCATTTCATGCGTAATAAGGCCAAAAGCCGGGAAAAGTCTAAACGAAAAATTGCAAGAGGATGTGGGAAGGTTTTATCAAACCGACGTAAACGGACGTTACACACATGAATCTTTTGCGCTTTCGTACAGGCCAAGAAAAACTTATTTGTGATGAAATAAGGGCTTGGTCTGCCTATGCCTTGGAAAAAGACATAGGGGATCTCCCTGCTTGTCCTTATGCAAAAGCTTGCTGGGACTCAGAACGTATAGAAGTTGTTTTTAAAAATGCTAAAGATAAACTTCCTTTGTACATTGTGCTGTCTCAGTTTGATGATGCTTATGACGTTGTGGTGGTTGTAGACTTAGCTTATGAAGACGCCGACGAGTTCCATGAGAACGTGGACACTTTGAATGAAAACATAGCTGAAGGAATGTTTATTCAAAAAGATTTATGGCTTATGGGCTTTCATCCTGATGACGAGGCTGTTAGCTCTATTGATGATGGCACCTTTAAAAGTTTTAATGATGTCCCCTACGCCATGTACTTTGTTCAAAGGTTGAGCAAATTACAGGAAGCCTCAGATAAGCTGAAGCCGTTGGGCTATTATCAAAAGTATTTTGAAGATGACGCGGATCTTCAACAGGCGTTTAAGTTAAGAGAATCTTTTTATAGGAAATTGGAATATGGACGATAAACTTACAAATCTCCACAAGCTGGATGCAATGGGTAAATACCCCAGCCCCGGGAAAAGTCCTGTTAAACTAGGATCTGTTTCTAAGGGCAAAGCTAAAGGTATGCGCGGTGGAGGCATGGTTAAGAAGCGCGATAAGAAAGGCGGGTAGGGCTTAGCTTATGGCACTTTCTGGTTCAGTAAACTTTGAACTTGATGTCGCTGAGTATATAGAAGAGGCGTTTGAACGCTGTGGTTTAGAGCTTAGAACGGGTTATGATCTTAAAACCGCACGTCGCTCTTTAAATATTCTTTTAGCTGATTGGGCCAACAGAGGTCTTAATCAGTGGACTATAGAGCAAACTTCTATCACTTTGGCAGACGGTATAGGAAATTATCCCGGAGGTACGCTTACCATGACGGTGGGTGCTTCTGGAAGTTTTTCTGTGGCAGAAACCATTACAGGAGGTTCTAGTGGAGCGACCGCTAGTATTACAAGCAAACCCTCTAGTACCTCTTTTGCTATTACGCTACCTTCCGGCACGTTTACTAGTGGAGAAACTTTAACAGGTGGAACTAGTGGAGCTACTACTACGTTGTCTGCTGCGGTAGATCTCACCAACGTGCAAGCTACTATTGATATTTTGTCCGCAGTAGTGACTAGAGATAGTACGGACTACCAAATTACTCGCATAAGTCGAGGTGATTATTTGGCTATCCCAAACAAGTCACAAAGCAGCCGGGCTAATCAGTTCTTTTTAGATCGTCAAATTACCCCAGAGTTGAAGCTATGGCCGGTTCCAGACAGCAGCTCTGACATTGTAAAGTTTGATCGATTGGTCCGTATGGACGATGCTGACGATTACACGGATACGATGGAGGTGCCTTTTCGCTTTTATCCCTGTTTAACTGCGGGGTTGGCGTATTACCTTGCCATGAAGCGTAATCCAGCTATGATCCAAATTTTGAAGACCATATACGAAGAAGAAATGCAAAGAGCGATAGAAGAAGATCGTGATCGGGCCTCTTCTTTTATTTCGCCCACTTACGATTATCATAGGGTATAAGCATGGGAAAGTTTGCTTCTGCAAAAAACGCTTACGGCATATCTGATCGGTCTGGTTTCCGTTACAAACGGAATCGTATGAAGAAAGAATGGACCGGGGCCTTGGTTGGTTGGGATGAATGGGAGCCAAAACAGCCCCAGTTGTATCCTTTGCCTAAAGTAGGGGACCCCCAAGCAATCTTAAACCCTAGACCGGATCGTGTGGAGCCCTTGGTTGTTTCGGTTGGAGTTCCTATACCCGAAATTAATCCCTTCGTGCCCATTATAGCGGCAGCTCAAGTTGGGACTGTGACGGTGACCACCACATGAGTTTTACTTACGCAACACTTAAAACAGCTATTCAAGATTATTGTGAAACAACAGAAACCACGTTTGACAATAATTTATCGGTTTTTATCAAAGAAGCAGAGGAGCGGATATTAAAAAACGTCAATATGCCGCTATTCCGTAAAAATGTCACGGGAACAGCGACGGCAGATAGCGCGTATCTTTCTAGCCCTAGTGATTTTCTTGCACCTTATAGCTTGGCTGTCATATCTAGCAGCACTTACATCTATCTTTTATTAAAGCATGTTTCTTTTATTCGATCTTTTACCCCGGCTTCGGCTACCACAGGGGTCCCTAAGTATTATGCTTTGTTCGATGACTCAACCTTTTTGTTGGCTCCCACCCCGACCAGTGGCTACACCTTTGAACTTCACTATAAGTATCGTCCCGCCTCTTTGACGGCGGGAGCTACCAGCGGAACTACTTGGTTGTCTACAAATGCCCCGGACGCTCTTTTGTACGGTTGTTTGGTGGAAGCTGCAAATTTCTTAAAAATTCCAGAAGAATCAGCCGGTTATGAGCAAAGGTTCAAAGAAGCACTGGTTAATTTAAATCGAGTAGGGGACGGTTATGGCGTTGAAGACGAGTATCGACACGATGTGCCGAGGATGGCTTAACCATGTTTAAGCTAGCCGTAGAATCTAACATAGGAGATGTTGTCGTTAAAACGACTGAGCATAGAGGATTATCTCCCGAAGAATTGGCTGAACGCGCTGTTGAGCAAATAGTTAGTGTTTCTTCTTCAGTAGACCCGATTGTAAGACAACAGGCAGAAGCATTTAAAAATCGCATTTATCATGTGGTTTTAGGTATTATTAAACAAGCGATTAAAAGCGATAGAACAACGCTTGTTAACGAATTTATTCAGCAGGGTCATCCAGACATTGCTGATATTATAAGGAGACTATAAATTGGCTATCACGACAGCTATGGCGACAAGTTTTAAGTCCGAGCTACTTCAGGGAATTCATAATTTCCACAACGGTTCAGGTGGGGGCACGACTACCACGACAGGTACAGGCAATACCTTTAAGATTGCCTTGTATACCAGTAGTGCAACAATGTCAGCTTCTACTACGGCCTATGCAACGACTAACGAAGTGTCTGGTACGGGATATACAGCCGCTGGAAACACGCTGACCAATGTAGACCCGACTACTTCAGGTACAACAGCGTTAACCGATTTTGCAGATAGCACTTGGTCAAGTAGTACAATTACGGCGAGAGGGGCGTTAATTTATAATTCCTCTACGACAGCCGGTTCTGCTAACCGTGCAGTGTGTGCGTTAGATTTTGGAGCGGATAAGACATCCACAAGTGGTGACTTTACTATCCAGTTTCCAGCAGCAGACGCTAGTAACGCAATTATTCGTATAGCGTAGCGAGTAATATGTGGCAAATGTTGCTGGATGGGGCAGAGGTACTTGGGGCCAAGGTGCTTGGAATGAAGCAGTACCTGTTGAAGTTACAGGTGTTGCGGGAACAGGAACTCTTGGAACGATTTCTGTATCCTGCGATGCGAATGTCAGTGTATCTGGTGTATCGGGCACTGGTACTCTTGGTTCGGTTACCATTGTTCAGGGCACGGGTGTGGATGTTTCCGTCACCGGAGTCGCGGGTACATCGGGTCTGGGTACAATTACGGTCACGGGTGGAGCGACAGTCTCTGTCACAGGCGTGGCAGGAACGACAGGGCTTGGGGCAGTTTCAGTTTCCGGTGACGCAAATGTTTCACCCACGAGTGTTGCTGGCACAGGAGCTTTGGGAGCGGTTACGTTTGATGGTGATGCGAATGTATTCCCGACAGGGGTGGAAGCGGCTTGTACAACGAGCGGCGTTAATGTCTGGGGATTGGTCGATGACAGCCAGACACCGAACTGGGCAACTATCGACGACAGTCAAACACCGAATTGGACAACTATCGACGACAGTCAAACACCGAATTGGAAAGAGGTAGCGTAAAATGACGAGTACATATGTAAACGATCTTCGCCTAAATGAAATGGCGACAGGAGATGGTTCAGGAACTTGGGGCACGACCACAAATACTAATTTGGAGCTAATCGCTGAAAAGTTTGGGGCAGCAAGCGAAGCTCTTTCGGACGCTAGTACAGCAACGATTACGATGGCAGACGGGGCTAGTGATGCCTTTCGCTCGATGGCCCTTACCCTCACAGGATCTCTCTCACAGGCTTGTACGGTCACGTTAGCTCCAAATACTCTTTCTAACGTCTGGGTAGTTCAGAACTCCGCTGGCGATACAGTCACCCTCACACAAGGCACAGGCGCAAATGTGGTCATACCAAATGGCGGTATCCGCATGGTAGCTACCGATGGTGCTGGTTCTGGTGCAGCG